GCTTAGCTGTGTAGTCATCACTAACTTTTGCTAGTTTTAAGCATGTAATCATTCCTGATGTGTTCTCAAAAAGGCCAAGCTCGACAAATCTTGCCATCATTTCTTGAACCTTCTGAGGTGTTGATCCTGTGTTTCTGGCAATGATTCTACAGTCATGCTCAAGCTCAAATGTTAGCTTTTCAGGCTCAACATCATTAGCTATTAACTCTAGGCAGTACCAGTAAAGCCCGTACCCTTCTAGACCATAATCAAGCAAAACCTCTTGTAGTTTTGCGTCCATATTTGCCGTTGCTGTGTGCTTAAACCATTTGATAGCCAGTACTCCTACTTGTAGATTGTTAGTTTTTGTTTTGTAACGCCAATATCACTTAGTATTTCATCGCTAGGCTCTCGCTTACAATTAAGCACCGCACTGATATAAGCCCTAGAAACACCTTTAAATTGTGCATACTCACTACCTGATTTGAAGTTAGTATATATATGCACTCTAAGCTTTTTTATTACCGTTTCAAGTTTCAAATTAACCTCCTTTCGTTTACATGAGTCACAATAATAGTTTACATACTTGGTGCAGTCAATACTTGATTATAAGTTAAACCCCTGTGCTATAATTAATTCGCCCCGTTCACGCAGGCTTTTACCCTGTATTGCGGGGCTTTTTTATAGGCGTAAAAAAAGGGCCTAAGCCCTTATAAGTGTTCGCAATCATTGGCTATCTTTTGCCATGCTTCTATTTTGTCATAGGCGTTTGGAGTTACCTTTGCTAGCTTGGCTAATGCAGACTTTAAAAAGCCGTTACGCCCTCTCAGACTAGCAATGGTGCCGTTCTTGGCCTTGCAGTCATTCGTCAGCTTATTGTTCTCAGCTTCTAAGCTGGCTATCCGGCGCTTTGCGCTTTCTAGGCGGTCTAGTAGGTTTTGTTGGTTCATACCAACCTCTCCTTAACCAATATCCCCATTAGATTTACTGCGGTTCTAATGTCCCTGTAAGGAACATTAATGCAGCCATCATCCATGGTCACTCTAAGACTGGTATTAACCGCCACATCCTTAAACCAAAAGAATTCGCTTGTGCCTCCTCTCTGTTCAAGCGTTAACTCCTCGCCAGCATACCCTCCATCAAAAACAAACGTATTGCCGCACTTTTCTTTGAATTTCATATCAACCCTCCTGTGTTGGTGGTAGTACATCTATTTGAAATAAAGCGTTTCTTGCCACTGCACCCCTGTCTTCCATTACATGAAATGAGCTATCTATCTTCCATGACTCACTGTAATCTGCTTGTTCAGCGTAGAATCTAACAGCCTGTAGCAATGTGGTTCGCTCTTCGTTCCACGCGCTCTGGTCTTTGGTGTATTGGTCGATTAGGTCAACAATCCACTCGCCGCGCAATTCATAGTTATTTTTTAGCCACTCTCTAATCTTCTGCTTACTTATTGCTTTGCTCCAGTTTGTTTGCGTACGCATTCGCCATTTTAATAGAAAACTCTAGCATCATTCTTAAGGCGACATCACCTTCTGAATGCGCCTCAACTACTAGCTCTTGCATGTTATTAGAAAAGTCACTCAGAGCATCCGCCCGCACCTTTGGCAGACTGGCTTTTAGTTCGGCTAGTTCTTTTTCAAGCTCAATAGCAGCTTTGCGCAATGCTAGAACCTGCTCAACTGTTACATGTGGTAAGTCTTTAATACTCATAACATCTCCACTACAACCGATGCATTAATAATGCGTAATCCTGATATAGTCACGTTTACATTTTTATGCGTACCATTTTTCATTTTTCTGAATATCTTACTAGGCAACACTAAAACAGGCCCTTCACCGTTAGCACATATAACACCGTTACTAATACTTACATTACATCCCCATTTTAAGTGGTATTGTGCTTTTCTATCGCTAGCTCGAATTCCAGTGCTTCTATTGATTATTTGCCCTTTTTTAAAATTCATAAAGCCTATCTCCCTATTAAGATTTATCTAGCGAATATCGCGCTACACGGGTTTCAACACCATCCGCACGGGTTGCTTTTACCATTTCAGAAACAATGCCATCTATCTCGCATACTCGGCTTCTTAGGTTGTACACACCTAGCTTGTGGATAGCCTGTACACAAGTTAGGTATTTGTGGGTTTTAAACCATTTGAGGATTTTTTGTCTATCAGTCATAAGTCACCTTTATGTAAGTTACACCCCGATTCTATATGCGTGTGATATTTAGTCATTGGCCAAAACTACCAAAATAAAATAAATGTTGTAAGTTTCTGCCAATTGCAAAGGCCTAGGATTGAGCTAGTATTTGGTTCGTGGCATGGGGCCACTGTTTAAATTGGTTGACACTAGGAAAGACTAGCTGTGCCTAGACAGGACTCTAGGCCGATTCATTTAATTTAAGGGGTTTATATGAGCAAGCAAATTAAGATTACGGTTGGAACTGGGTGGGCAAATGGTGAGCATGTAGATTATTGGGATTTACCTGAGAATTGGGATAAATTCACGGATAAGGAAAAAGAAAATTATTTAGATGCCTGCGCAAATGATTTCCTTCACGAGTGTTGCGATAGCCATGCTGAGGTTGTTGAAGAGGAGTAGGTGGTTAGTATGACACTAAGAGAAACACTAGATAGAGCCTATGATTCAATGTCGCTTTCATTCTTTGAAATGGCTGACAATCTGGTTATAGCGGCTAATAACTGGGCAAAGTCTCGCAATATTGAGATTGATCCGTGGGAAGAAACACTTAAATACTTAAAGGTGAAATTATGATTCAAACAGTACATTTAAATACAGCTAAGTTAAGCAAGGAATGCCGTGAATTCTATGGCATGACAGAAAATACACATGAAGCGCAGGTTTTCATTGATACTGAGTTGTACGGAATGGCGTTTAAAGGCTTCTCAGTGTGCCAGAATGCTATTTACTTTGCAGAGCTACATGACGAGGCGTTAGAAGCTAAAAAACGCGCTGATAAGCTTTTAAAGGCTTCGCGTGAAGAGATGCGCATTCGAGATGAAGAGATATTGCGTGACGAACGAGCGGCCACTATTAAAAGCTGGAACTGGCCAAAGAAGCTTGAGAATGAATTTTTAGAGGTGTTTGGGTAATGCTTAGGTATCGCAGAACAGAAGTTGAAGGCAAGATTTTATACCACAAGACACACCATGAGCAGTATTGGCGTAGGGTTAATCCTAAAGATTACGCAAAAGTGTGGGAGGCTGAGGCTAAGCGTATTCAAGGATTGCTTGAGCTGGAACAAAAGAAGAATGCAGCGCTAATAGAAGAACTGGAAGAGCTGCAAACTCAGTACGATAAGCTGATAAGTGGTAAATAATTATGAGTGATAAAGAATGGGAGCTAGAGACAAGAATTAAACACTTAGAAGGCAATGACCTAGAATCTATTGTTAATGAATTCAATGACAAGATAGACGGTATTTTTAATAAAGCTTGCGCTAAATTAGATTCACTTTTATTTGAATTCAAAATTAGAGATTCAACACAAAAAAAGAAAAAAATGCTTGAATATCATATGAAGTGGGTTGCGCTTAATATTGAACAAGAAGGAATATGCAGAAATCTTTCCAACCTGTCCGATAAAAATTATTTGATTGGTCAGGCAGATAGCCATAGTGGCTTGCAGTCGCTAGGGCATCAATCAGCAAACCAAACAAGCTATAGCCTTGGTATGCAAGGCAGTAGCTTGACTGATCCCAGTAATTGCAGAGGTCTTGGTTATGCTGGGCAGGTGTTTTTGCATACTATATCTTAAAGCAAGTCGCGGGCAATCCGTAGAATAGCTTCACGGTCATCTTTGAGTGCTTTGACGGCTTTATCATCAAGCTTAGTTACTGTGCTCTTGGATGCCTTTTCAGCAGCTTCTATAATTCCATCTAGCGCCAGCTCTAAAGCATGTTTCTTGAAGAAATACATACCTATAGCTGAGCCTATTTTAAAAAGTAACGGCATTTTAAACCCCTTAGTTTGTTTTTGGTTGTGTGAATTAGGTCACAAGATAAAGCGAATACTAAAGCTATGGTTATTCCTATTAAGAAAAGCCACATCACTAACAAACGCTTAATCATCAGTAATTCCAAGTTGGTACGTCTTTCCGGTCTGTTTCAGTCCATGCTATGTGAACAAATCCACAATAAGCACCACCTGCCACTCTAGTTGCACCATGACGGCCTGCTAACACCTTTAGCTTGGTTTCCATAATTACATTATCACAGCGAACGTCTACGGCCTTGCATAGTTGGTGATCACCAATTTCAGTCTTTTTTATTTCTTTAGGATGATAAGGGCAGCGACCACCGGAAGTGATAACCATAGGCGCGTTTAGGTCATCACGGATAAGCTGTAATTTATCTAACGACTCTTGATCTACGCTGCGGCGGTCACACTCCTTGTGGCCGCATGTGCATAGTAGTTTAGGGTCGGATTTTGGGTTGAAGTTTTTAGTTGGCATTACACTGTAATCCTTTTGGGTTTCGCTTTCTATATCACTTTTTTGCATGATTATTATATGCTTGTATCTATAAAGATGTTAAATACTCCTGTAGTTACTGGAGAGCCAGCGTTGTTATGAATAAGTACCCCTATATTTGTAGCGTCCTGAGATGTCACAACGGGCGTTAGCATGCTGCCTGTGTTCATGGTTATAAGTGATGTTACTGGGGTTGCTGCTAATTCATGGGGAATTGATGCAGTACCGTCAGCATTAACTGACATATCTATAGTCGTCTTAAACCTATTTGTAAGCCTATCTACTGCTGAGAATTTAGAGGTATTATTAAAAGGTATAAAAATATTCCCCCTAACCCTTCCGCCATAAAAGCTATGCCCCTCACTTCCTGATACTATTTGAAGGTCATATACAGTTGAATCTCCAAGTTCTCCTAGTGTTATATTATTATCTTGCGAGGTTGCTTGCAGTAGTAGATTTACCTGAGATCCTATTGAGTCTATAGTTAGAGTGTTATTAGATCCATGTAAAACAACACCTTGTGCGAATGCGGTTTTATCTGAATTTGGGTTGTAGTTAGATTTAATGTCTCCAGACCATCTATCACCTTTTAAGTTTACAGAAACCTTACCCTCTGCTGGGTTATAAACACTTATATTGATATTGTTATCTTTTATAACACCGAAATCATCAGTACATATAACCCCCGACCCTGTCAAGTCTCTTGCTGTGATCTCAAATGAGCTGTTGAGCACATGGCCTGCATTCCCCGAAAATCCCGACTGCAAATACAATGCGGCAAAAGAGCACCCACCGCTAACCACGGCTTTAATATTAACTCCCTCGTACTTCCCGCCAACGAGTATCACCCCATGACCTGTGCAATCCTTCACGGTAGCATCAATCACTATATCATTTATATTCCAAGCTGCTGTTGCTACATCGTGATCTACGAGCAGTAAAATACCTCTAGCTGGCAAGGCAAGCCCATTAGGTGCTGATACAGATAAGCTAGAAATATTATAATCAACAACATCTTTGGTATTGGCTTCTATTATGAAGGCGTCGTCTCCTTCTGTATAAATAGAGATATTACTACCAACAACGTGCGAGGTATCCACAAAGTGTATGCCGTCAGAGTTAGATTCTGCCGAATGATCACACTTTATATTTAAAAGCTCTACATTCTCACAACTCTGTATTCTAAGACCCCAACTGCCTGTATTTATTGATTTGATATTTGATAAACTTAAATCTGTTATGCCAAAAGTCCATAAATTAAACCCAGCTAAAGTTGTGCCTGTCCTGTTTTGCTCGTTACCATCTAGTGTTAGATTACTTAGGCTCACATTGCTATGCGATGCAGTTCTGTCCGTATTAAAAAGATCAATATCTGCATCCTGAGAAGACCTAAGAATAGTAGTATCTTTCCCAGCGCCTATAATATGCAGATTGCTTTTTAATAGTAAGCCATAACCACGGCCATTAAACACGCCTGATTGAGATATAGTGTAAATCCCACTAGGGATATACAGTGGCTTATTTAAGGTGGTCGCATAATCTATCGCGGCTTGCATAGCAACTGTCCAATCACCACCAGAAGCAAGGCTACTAAAATCCATAGCATTAACCACATCAGCCCATCTATCAGCCAAGCTTCTGGGCGTAGTTGTGCCTGTAGCAGTAACTATCAACCCATTAGGGTTTGACGGGAAATAATTAACCCACGCGCTGCCATTCCATGTAAAAAACACATCAGATACAGTGTTAAAGTAAATAGAGCCTTCATTCGGCGGATTTCCTAAATCATCAACGCTTGGGTCGGATGAATAAGAGCCAAAATAGCGATTAGTGAAGTCAGTATATAAAGCCTCCGTTAAATCCTTTGCGGCTATTGCGTTAGATGCTGCTGATTCCGCTTGCGCTGCTGCTGATTGCGCCGTTGCTGCTGCATTAGCGTCTGAAAGGTCGTATTCAGGAATATAGGAGAGCTGCTTTTTATTAGCGCCTAAAATAACAATCGAGTAAACGGTATCACTAGGGCCATATAAGATACCAGTATCAGACTGATCAAACACACCATCAGAGCTAATGCCTTGAGGGTTTTCTGCCTGCTGTGTTAAAGCTGCATCCAAGTAAACCGCTTTAAGTGTAGACGGATTATCAGGATCAGGCTTAACATTAGGCTGACCAAATATAACAGAGCCGCCAGATACGATTTTACCGCCTGCTATGATAGGGTAGTTAATTGGGGCTTTAATTTGATTAGCCATTATTCTTCCTCGTCTTCTCTTACTAGCGGTATGCCAAGCGCAACAGCTAATGAAGGGTAATTAGTAGATAGTAAGTTTACAGCATCTTTTAATTCAGGGCTTGATGCAATTGCCTTTTCATAGGTTTTTGCATCTTGTGCCGACTTGCCAATCTTTCTAAAAAACTCAGATGCAGCAGGGCCAGCGTAAGGTATAGACGACATAACACCCATTAATCCTGCCCTATCTAGCGCCTCAATAAAAAAGCCAGCAGAGCCTTTTGGTAAAGCACCACTTGGTGGTATTAGGTCGTTAGCATCATCCCTAAGCTTCTTCAGTTTATTGAATTGAGCCTCAGTCATAATTGCTTTTAATTTAGGCTCCATTGCATCAAACCTAGATGCAAAAGCATTGGCACCAAATACCTGCTCGCCATTAATCTTGCGGCTTTTAGCTGAGAATCCACTATCGAGTAAATCCATAACCATTTGAGACTGTATTTGCGCCTTGGCTCGCTTGCCCTTATTCCCAGCCCTGTCTAGCGACTTAACGACACGATCAAAGCTTTCAACTGGCGTGGCCTTGGCTACCAGCTTACTGTAAACCTGAGATTCTTCGATCTTTGGAAGTTTAGATTGATAGCCTTTGGTGTCTATTAGTTGCTTGGTTAGGCTCTTTTCGTCAAACTCAGTTTTCAGTGCAGCATGAGATTGTCTAGCCTCTTTTGCTGCTCTGGCAACGTCTGGAGCTCCATTCTCTTGAAGCGCTTTAGATGCAAGTTCAAACTCATTATCTAGAGCCGATTTTAGCGGGCCTATAATTGTCGAAGTTGTGCCTGTTTGGTCTGCTTTCTCTATTGCATTCAATGACTTACGGAAGTCTTCAATATTAGAAACAGATAACGGCTCAATATCATAACCACCTTTTGCAGCCTTCTTAATGCCTTCATCAGTCAAATCAAAGCCGAACTCATTTAAAAGCCCGTCAATTGCTGCATATTGATTAGGCATTGTTCTTTCAAAGCTTCTTAGGTCTCTAGCAGGCGGTAGCGACTCAGAGATCACACTTGTATTAAGTCGAACACCCAAATCTTTTGTGACTTCCCCTAGTTTATCGTAGGCAAGTTTACGCTTGTATTTAGAGCTATTTTCTCTTAGCTCCAATGCCTGCTTAACTGATTCGCCAACATTATCTACTTGCTCTGGCGCAACATCTTCTAGGTATTGCTTTATCTCTCTAGATTGGGCGAGTTTATAGCCTCTCAATTGCTCGCCAGACTCACTAGCCTGCTCCGCTAGAAAATTTTCCGCTTTTAGTTGAGCCATGTCTTTTGATGCTTCGCCAGTAGTAGCTCTAATTCCTGTCTCTTTTAGTGTTGGTTGCATTTCTGGCGTTATGTTTTCAGGTGTCGCCTTCTTGATTGCACGAGCACCTTTTAAGCCTAGCAACTCAAGCGTTGCTGTTGGTATTGTTGCTGCCGCCGCTGCTAAAGCAGGACTTCCAGTTGCCTCTAATGTGTTTTCACCTAAAAAGTCCTCTGTTGCAGACATAGCCTCACCAATTGGCTGTAACGCCTCTCCAACTCCTTGCTGAATAGATATGCCGGCCTGTGATCTTGGTTGATACGTTCCAGCCTTTTGTATTGAACGAATTCTTTTAGAGCGTTCATCTACATTCCCGCCCCCTAAAAGTCCAGATATACCAGAAGCGGCCTCAGATACGCCACCACTAATAAAAGTGAGTAGGTTTTCAGCTCCACCTATAACTGGGTCATTTTCAGCAAATTTTGCTAAATCTGATAAGAAGCCAGACTTTCCTTTTTTTTCACCAGTCTCTACTGGCTCATCAAATTGATCAAAAGGATTAGCGGCATCCTGCTTTCCTTCTGTATCAAACTGGTCAAAAACATTAGCCATTGTAATCCTCTGGTAGATAGCCGTACTTAGCTTTAAAGTCATTAGCTGCACTAGGGTTGCTTTTTAGGTAATCAATAGCTGCCTGTGGTGCAGCCATTCTTTGATCTTGTTTTTTACCAAATCGTTTAGGAACACGGCTTTTAATTCGGCTCTTGATATCTTCTGGAAGCGTATCACCATAAACACCAAGATAGCTATCTATCTCTTTTGCTGATGAATCAATAGCTGAATCAGCCATGACATAAGCAGTACTAACAAGGTCGTCAAAACCTTCTTTTGATAGCTCGCCCTCGCCAAGCAATGAGTTTAACTTGCCTGTTAATTGTTTTGCAGCACCTTGAGCTGAATATACCTGCCCTTGCTCTGATTCACGAACTACTGATGTAGGGTCAATTGATTTCATAAATGCAAATACAGCAGCTAACTTAGCCGCTGGGCTGCTAGAATCTCTGAGTGATTCCAATGTGCTTGCTGCCTTTGTAATGCCACCAACGTCCTTTGTAAGGGCTGTAACGTCTTTATTAATGCCTTGAATATCCTTAACTCCAAGCTTTCCACCCTCTTGAGCTTTGGCTTTAGCTTTTCCTTCTAGGTAGTCTCTTGCAACAGGGTCGATAGTGTAACTTGATGTTTTAGAGTCCCATACTAAAGCGCCTTCTCCGCGTTCTTTTGTAGAACTAATCTCGCCTTGTGTCTTCTTGGTCTGCATAAACTTAGAAACAAATTCAGGTGAAGCCTCGTAAGCCTTTAAAAAGAGCTGGTCTTGCTGCTCTGGATTTTCAACGGCTTGCTTTAAGTAGTTAGCCGCTGCTGCCTCTCCAGACTTTGCCGCAGCCGCTTGATCTCTGCGCTCTTTCATTGCTTGGCCTTGCTGATAGCCTTGGAAGCCACCTTGCACCAATTGGCCAAGCTGTGCCAATGGGCTATTTGCGCGCTGCATTTGCCCTAGTTGTGCTATTTCTGATGCAGTTGGAAATGCCATAAATCCCCCTTAAGAAGCGCCGTAAATCATTGCGCCAGTTTGAATGAATGGCGCTAAATCAGCCATTAAGCCACCTTGACCTATACTAGCACGACCAATACCAAGCTGGGCAAGATTGCTTAAGCCTGACTGCATACCTTGGTTTAACTGGCCTTGTGCTTGTAACTGCGTGCCGAATGTACCTAGACCTAGGTTTGTTCCTGTTGTTAGGTTTCCTAGTGCTTGATTGTAAGCTTGACCACCTAACTGGTTTCCCATTTGAAGGGTTTGACGCGCAAGTCTATCCTGAGTGCCACTAGCACCTAAACTACCAGTTGCTGCTGCTGATTGAAGTAATTGGTTGCTAGCCTGCTCTTGCAGTTGCTGGTATTCGCTGCCTTGGAGGTAGTCAGAAATAAAGCTTTGTCGAGCCTCTGGACTTAGCATTTCTTGCAACTGAGGAAGAAAGGACTCACCAGCTTCACGATAAGGCCTTAAGCCCTCTGTAATATCGCCGTACTGCTCTTTCATAAACTCTAATTGGTTTAATTGAGCCTGCTCTTGTTGTGCAATCTGATCTTTTAAGGCTTTCTCTTCATCCTCGCCAGTCAGCTCACCCCAAGCATCAGAAACAGGGTCTTTCTGTAGCTCGTAAAGACCGCCTGTGCCTATATTAAGTAGGCCCTCTTCTGTTGTTGGGTCAAAGTCACTTAAGCTAATGCCGCCCATAATTATTCCTCGTTAATCCTATAATGTAGGTGTTATACCACTTGCCATTCTTTAAAAAGGCTTCTTGTTTTTCACCTTCAACAATAAAGCCGATATTTTGTACAAATTTTAACATGCTTTTATATAAAACGGGTATTTCAGATTCCAGTCTGTTTATGCTTGGCTCGTTAAATAGATTACTTATGACCTTTTTCGCAAACACTTGAGCATGCCCCCTAAAAGCTTTGTTTATATTTATATGAATATCAACAATGTGCTTCTTTGCTTTTGCTAAATGAATAAAACCTGATAATTCATCGCCAACATAACACCCAATATAAGAATAAGTTAAAGGCAATGGGTTATTATTTAAATCAACGTAATCCTGAAAAACCCTGCGCTTTAATTCATCAGTCATACAACAAAAAGCATCTTCTCTACTGATTGCTCTAAGGGATATTTGTTGCTGGGTCGAACGTTGTGCCATCGTATAGCCTGCGCCATTTATCCGCACCACCAATTACAGTGGCTTCATAAGTTCCAGATGATAAAAACAAAAGCCCTAGTTTTTCTGGTGGCAGCGGTGGGAATGTCGCATTGCCGCCAACCTCTTTACAGTCTTTTTGTAAGTAAAAACTTGGGGTTTGCAGGTTATCCTCTTGAAGAGAGCTAACAAACAAAAACCCCCTTGTATTACCCTCGAATATTTGTGAAAGCTCTTCTGTTGAAAGGCTATTTTTACTTAAGTTCTGCATTAGTACCCGCCCTTCTCAGTTCTGGCTAGTAGCTTAATTATCCGCGTAGGGTATGGATTCATAACCCTTAACTTAACGGTGAAAGATTGATCAACATAACCAAAGCTAAAAAAGCGCGTCTTTTTCTTATAGCTGCCTGATTTACCTGTACCAAGTGAACGCTCTTGCTCAAAAGTAACACCGTAATCATAAGACACTGAAAGCATTATCTGAGGGTCTACCCATAACGGGTCTGGCTCACTAAAATCTATCTCTACAATAGGTTGAAGCTCCGGAACTATCATCCTGTCATTAAGCGCATTAAATGGAGAGGTGACAACTTCTCGGTTTACTAGATTGCCAAGCTCAAGTCCGCTATATCTATTAACCTCTGATATATTGGTATCATAACCCCCAAGCCCATTTTCAGCCCATGTATCGGATATAAAGACTGGCCCCTCTGGGGTTAATCCATAGCCTATGCAGTCCCAATTTTCACGGCCATATGTTTTTCTCTCATGCCATAGATTACTTGCTTCAGTGAAACATAAGCATACCTTTGGAGAATTAAAAACAATAACATCCTGATCACTATCGTTCATTTTAAACACAGGGATATAGTCTGGCCACTTTGGGTTTTTGCCGTTGTCTGTGTCGCCGTATGTGTCGTAAAGGTTGTTTTTACTTAACTGAAACTCCATGGCAGGGTTGCTTATCTTTTGAAATGAGCCGCCATTTATTCTATATAGTCCGTAATTATTGGTAGCTGTCTTGCCTATGAAGAATATTCCACTACCTGTAGATACCTTTGATTCAGGCTGATATAGGCCGACATCAATAGAGCCAATTAAAGCATATGGAATATCAGTATTATCCGTAACCCTGTACATATAGGTTTTAGTTTCACCAAACACATAAAGGATATTAGAAAAAACTTCTATCCCTTTTATCAATCCAGTGTTCCCATCTGGCGCAATAAAATCTAAAGGGTCAGCAACTGGGGAAGTTAATGAGGAATAATAGACCTTTGGGCTTGATGGGTCGTAATTGCAATATAAGAATCTACCACCAAGAAAGGCTACGTCAACTATAGGCTTTGCGGACAAGGTGGGTGAGTGCAAATTCCAGTTAAAGGCATTGCCTTGAGAATACTGGATATAATAATTATTAGATACTGATGCTGTATCTCTTCTTCCATAACCAACTATTACAATGGTATTTGGACTTGCGGCTATCCTAACTCTCTCACCGTCTGGCTGAATTGTATCTGCGTCATACTTTAATAGCTTGCTAACATTCATAGTGCCTTCTGAGCCAGCAGCAACAACCATCTGATCCTTTACAAATATAGTGCTTGGCACATTTGATACAGTCCATTGTACGGCATTGCTTTTAACTGACTTGGCTGGGTTGATGTTAGTTCCAGCAGGAACGCCAACATTACTATCAATGTTCTTTCCTTTTTCGCGGCCGACTGTTGGCATTAGCGACAGGGTAGAGAGCGACCCGTTATCACTAACAACAGGAATGAAATTCACACATCTACGATTAGAAAGCTTTTGACTTTCTGAATCATAAGAGCCGTTTAATGGTAGTTCTTGCATAATTCAAACTTATGATTGTTTTGCATATCATAACACTTGTTTATGTTTGCTCAAAATTAAAGCTAAAAACAGAGCGAGCAGCACTATGGCCATCCTTTCTAGGATGTGGAGCAGATTAGCCATTAGTACCAGCGGCCATCTGCTTGTATATAAACATCCCTCGTATCAGATGAATTCATTACAACAGTCAGACTAACATTACTGGTTCCATTTGGCTGCAATCCTAACTTTTCAAGCCCAGATCCTGCTGCCCCAGTAGAGGCACCCCATGATATGCTTGGCGAAAAGTCAGCAGAGCCAAATGACTTTGATATACCGATAGAGATGGTAGTCCCCCCTGCTGGCCATAGCTGCCCATATGTTCTTGTGCAATTTTGCCCACCATTTGCTTTTCTTATCCATTTCCCAGCTGTATTGCTTCCACTAATGTCACTCGTAATCAGCATGTCCGTTCCGTCAAAATAAAACAGAATTGGCTGCTTGTTGTATGTTTCATTTAGGTCATCAGCTACTAGGGCGCTACCGTTAATCCACTTAATAACATAAGTCGAGCCGTTGTAGTCAATATCTGGCGTAGTCGTAGTATTTGCAGATCCACTAGGCAGCTTGAAGCTCAAATACATCCCAACCTGCAAGGATCTAAAGCCCGTACCAACTGGCGTGAAAGTATAAACATCCCCAGAGAACGAAGCTATACCACACACTGCGGCACTTAGGTTGGCATTAGTGGGAACCTCTGTGGCCCCAGTTCCAATCACCACCTCTTGAGCTGGTATCCTATCAATCGTGGGCTGGTCTATGGGTATTAATCCTGATAGCTTAGTCCTCTCTGCTAAGGTGAAGACCTTCTCTGAAGCTGTCTCCACCATATTGCCCATAGAGTAAGCATCACCACTAACACTTGTCGGGTCATACACAGCCTTTAACATATCCCCAGTTGAAGTGTTGCCAGTATTGACCCACACCGTGCCATCGTAAAACCAAACACTATCTGTATCATCCTGAATAACATAAAAGCCGCTTGCGGGTGTTGTTATGGCTGCGTCCCTAGCAGTTGAATCAGCAAAGAAGCCTTTGAAGCTGTCTGTTATATTGCCAAGCTTGTTTTTTTCTGCGGTCGTGTAGTCTTCAGTTGATAGCTGCTTTAACCCGTCAGAATCAACCTTTTGATTAATATCATTTAATATTGCTGTAGTAAAAGCCTCCTCTGTGGCGTCTAATGTGGCTTTGTTGGTATGCGTATGCCTTGCAGCTGTATTAGCATTAAGATTACCCTCCTGTGATGGGGTTAATCCAGCGCCTCCGCCTGCGGTTGGTCGTATCGGTCTAGGCCCTGACATATTAAGAAACCTCTAAGTCAGTTATTAGTATTCTTCCGCTACCAGTTGAGCCACTGATAACAAATCTATACGCATCGCTATGAAATTCAAACATAGGTGTAACAATTGCTGTTAGATCAATTGGCGAGTCTGGTATCTCCTCATATGAATCTGAGCCTTTACCCTTGCAGAATATCTGCAAACTTCCTGCTGATATAGATGACCCGCTAGCTAACTTAATCGACATTTGATGACCAAAGCCAGTATTTAACTGACCTATTTGACCTACATCACCTGATTCTGTGTCATAAGTCCCATCCTGAATGGGTATTGAGTAGCTAGCCATAATATCACCTCTCTGTTATTTCGTAGAATGATTCAAGCTGAACTGTTACATCTGCCGCGCCTGAATTATTCGCCACTTGGATTTTAATATAATCATTTTGATCCAATTGAACGCTCTTAATGATATTAAAGAACGCAACGTCTGTACCGCCTGTTAGGTTTAGCACTGGCTTCTGCTGCGCTACTACATCAACAAATCCTGATGCAGAGTCATCCCATTTTACTACTTTTAAGCTAATTAGATTGCCAGCAGTCCCAGCAACGCTAAAGAATAGATTGACTTTATAGTTAATTGGGTTTGTACCTAAGTGCCTAAGCTGCCCGCTTGCTGGTGCATCAAAGTGTTGCAGCTCGGAAGCTGTAAACGTTCCAAGTACATCATAATAGGTGTTGATTGCAGCAATAGGGGTTAGGGTTGCTGTCGTTACTTTAGTGCTACCACCTACATAGGTATTATCTACGCCTACATTATTTCGCCAATCACATTCTAATTCACCTGCGGTAAGGTTTGGGGTTGGGCCTACATTTTCAGCACCTGTTACAATCGCGCCTTGAATTTGAATAGTGGAAGGTAGTACAAAGTTAGAGGCTGAAAAATCACAAAGCGAGCAATCAGGTGGCAGGTCTGCGTTAATATCGGTTAAGAATCGACTAGCCATCTGAAAGCCAGTTCCAGCTTTAAATAATGTACCCGTCATAGCATTATCTAGGCTGCGAACAATGCTTGTAGTGATTCGATAGCCACCAAGCCAAGTGCCAGCAAGTGTTAATTCAGGGGTGCCGCCGAATCGACCAGTGCCACCTTCAAGCCCTTGCCTATAATTTTCGATAGTCCCTAAACTTGTGCAGTTATTGTAATTAATCCGCTCAAACTCGAAAGCGTGTGTAGAGTCTGAATCAATGATGTCATAAACCTTAGAGTTAGCACCATTTACTTGTATAAAGTAATCCTGCCCTAAGAAGTTACCACTACCACCAGCTGGGCTTACAAACATCGTGTAATTGTCAGCACTTGAATAAAGACCTGATACGTCAAAAGAATATCCAGCTAAATTTAAACCGCCGGCAGGGACAGTAATTGACGTTGTGCCCATATCAATAGAACCGTCAATGATATAGACAACACTGCTACTTAATGCGCCCGTCAGGTCTGACTTATCGCGTACATACTTAATCGATGTTAATGCCTGATTGGTTGGCAACTTAGAAACATCAAGCACCATCTGGCCATTTGAGATACTAGCAAAATCAATATTGTCGTTTGAGATATTTAATAAAGTGATAGGCGTGGAAGGGTCTAAGTTAATCTGACCAGATACCCCGCCCTTGGTAAGTCCGAGCTTAAAATCAGAAAAACTTATATTTCTGGTAACTTTATCTTTGTTTGTAATTGGGATTAACGCGGTGTCATCAATTGTATCTTGAGTTGTTAGTCCGCCAAGCCTAATGCCTGTCATGCTTCGTCACCAATATCAGCCAATAAAGGCGTATCCTGATTGTTAGTTAAAACCGTGTCGCCCTGTGACTGAAAAGCTGGCTGCTCATAATAAATATTATTCCCTTGGCCAAGTGGCATATAAGGATTGGCAGCCATTGAAGGTGGTGCAATTGGTATTAGGTTTTTATAAGCGTTAGATGCTCGCGCCATCATCGATTGATCAATTGGAAGTTTGAGCACCATGCCTAATTGGCAGGCAAGATTGAGAATGACAGCTTGACGTGAGTAATCTGGAATACCTGATTCATCACTAGGACTAGCTGTTTCATCTGTGTGAACATACCCAAGAATAACGCCATCTTGTTCCCAAGAAAGCATCATTTCATCTAGGTTATCTATGGCGCGCACAATCATATCAGATTCGTAGTTGCCGCCAATTCCTAAGCTATCCAGAGCGCGCTCTGCAATCCTGCCTTTGGTTGCCATTCTTATTCCTGACCTTCTTTTGATTCTAGGTCTGCAAGTTGCTGTTCTAATCGCTCAATACTGGAACGGCCAGCAGGCTTGCCACCTAATGCTTTGATTTTATCACGTAAATCGCGCTCATATTCACCGCCATCTACGCCATAATCTGATTCATCTAGTTGAATAGCTTTGGCATTCTCTAATGAGGTATACCAACCATCTTCTAGGAATTTTACACGGTCTGATGGATTGATTGCTTTAATGGTGTATTCAAAACCATCCGAATCCTTCCAGCCACCGCCTTGTTTAAATACGTGTAACATATTAACCCCTTAATAGTTTAAAAAAAGGGGGCCGTTAAGCCCCCCGCAAGATTAGACTTGTACGTCTAAGATAACGCCGACTTGCTCAGGATGAACAACCGCAATATCAAAGTAGATAACAGTCTTAATGTTTAGTGCTTCTGCATGAGGATCCCACCACATAGTCATGCGCATTGGAATACCATTATCAGTCACGCCGTTGAAGGTATTAACGCCGCCAGCTTCAGCCGCAACAGGTAAAATCCCCGGAACGATAAACGTTGATTCAGGGGTATAGAACAATGATGCAGCGTTATTCGCAATATTGATGATAGTCACAGCAACACCAGTGGCAGCCTGAGCCGTACAGTTTGCATATGGGCCATTAACAATAATAGCAGGCGAAATAACAGGTGCGGCATCTACAGCGGTTACTACTGTGAATGTTTGAAGCTCGCCTGTGTCAGTTTTAGACTCAGGGTTAAGAGCATTAACACCCGCAATAGTGAATTTAGTGCCAGCAGGCATATTCACAGCAGTTGCACCAGTGATTGCTAGAGTCATTTGGCGGTTATCCAAATAGAATTCATTAGACGAATCATAGGTAGAAACAGTGTGAGACTGGTTGCCGTTAATGGTTAAGCCTGTAGTGCCATTTGCTTCTAGGTTATTAATGTACTCTGCGCGCATGGTCTCAAACGTTGAAAGGTTTGGAACTTGAGCGCGAGTAAGAGCATCGCTAACCAGTACATCACGCGAGGCAGTTTGCAGGTCTTTGGCCACTTTATTGTAATGCGGGATAGATAGGCATAGCTTCTTGTCATAACGACCTAGGCCAGCGTTTAGCATCTTACTTTCAGCCAAGATAGCATCATCGTAAGAGAAGTCGCCAGTTAGAGATAGAGTCATGTTTGCGCGGTTGCGCATAGTCTCATAAGCCGCGGTATCTACTGCAATAGCAATATCTTTGGCCATACCTTTTTTGGCACGCTCTAAACGCATTGGGTCGCGTAGATCTTTAGTGCCGATACGGGTAAAGATGTGCTTAGCTTTATTGCGGCGTACAGGAATGTTACGGTCAACAATATCCTGTTCATTACCAGCAGTTGAGGCAAAGCCATCAGTTACAGTAAAGCGCGTTTCCTGTGGAATCCATACGGTATCAGCACCGTTAGAGTCAGAAGTGCGGCCTTTGTCTGCGTCCATATCCATATCGTAAGTATCTAGCGACTTAGATAGTGACAAGTTAAGCGAGGTTGTTTCAGCTGTTTCCTCAAAGAGGGTAGCCATTTTATCTTTAGAAAATGAATTAGCCATGTTGGTTATTCCTTATGAGCTTTTAAGTTTTTTCTTAGCATCAGCGACTTTCTTGAAGTTCGCCACACTGGAATCTTTAGCATAAGCTTCACGGGCTTTTTCAAGCTCACGGGCCGCCGCACTTACCGAACCAGTACTGCTAAGAGTGGGTTCTGGTTTTGTTTCAATCTTTGCGGGTTGACGAACCTTAACTTTACTAGCTGCTTTTTTAAGAATTGCCGCGATTTCCATCTGGTTTTTAGCTGCTTCAAGCTCAGCCTTTACCTTTGGAAGCTTATTAACAGCATACATTGCCTTTGCGTAATCAATATCCATGGCATGAGTTAATGCGATTACGCCCGCCTTAATGGTTTTTCCATTAGGGAATTTGGACTCTAACCACTGATCAACTTCTGCCTCTGCTTCATCGTAGTCTGGTAGGTGCTTACGCAACTCTAAACGACTCTTATCAGCGTGGAACTCCTGATCATCACTAAGCTGTATTTGCTGCTCAGCTTGCTCTTGTTGCTTAGGTGTTGGTTTAAGACCTGACATCTTCTCTTCATATTGGCCCAACGCATCTGCGTAATCTTGAGCATCAATAAAATCAGAAGGGTTTGGCTTCTTACCTACACTAGCCTCAAAAGCTAACTTCTCAGCGCGCTCTAAACGCTCTTCTAGTTCCGCCTGCTTTCGCTGGGCTTCTTCTAGCTCTGCATTCTTACGCTTGCGCTTCTCGCGTTCTTCTTTCCAAGCAGCCCGCATTTGGGCTTCTGTCATTTCACCGCTTTTAGGCTCTTCTTGCTGGTCGCCTTCATCTTCAATATAAACCGTTGGCTGATCTGTGCTTTCCGCTTCCTCGGCCTGTGGTGTTGCCTCAGTTGCTTCCAGTTCCTCTGATTCAGTCACCACAACTTCATCAGGTTGAACGCTTTCAATTTCTAATTCAGACATATTTCCAGAATCCATATCATTTCTCCGCTCATATGGTCAACGTATACGCTGCATTTATGGGCGCAGCGGTTCCCATTCATGTATTTTATAGGATTGACCAAAACTTACAAGCATCAGCTAATTTTGGTAGTTTTTGCCAATGATTTATAAAATCTAGGTGTTAGAGTAGGGGAAGCTAATAAGGAGCTAGGAATGGGAAGGATAGAATTTAAGTTAAGAATATTCCTCATTAAGATGAAATTGCTAATCTTAAATATGAAGCTAAGAAAATATAAAAAAGAGAAACTAACACACCATAAACGAGAGGAGAGAAAAGGATGAAGATACTTAAGCTCGCACTGATGGCGATTGTCATTCATATGGCAATTGTATTGTCGGCATGGTTTATAATGGGTGGAGCTGTGTCGCTAGATATAATGGATTGGTATCCTGCTGCAAGGTTCTTTTATTTGGGCTTCCAGATTATCGGACTCTGCATGACATGGTTGCATCTTGACTCATAGACTACCACGCGCCATTCATGCTGTGAATGGCATAACTTACATATATAGATTAGGTGAATGTATGAAATTAGATGGAAGGAATTAATATGGGTGATATTGGTGATGACTTTCGAGCCTTGCAAGCAATCAGGAAGAAAAAGAAATCAGATAATAAAATTAGCTCCACTGACCTGCTAATAAAAAACAATATTTGTTTTGATTCCAAGAATAATGGCGCGCATTTGGTTGTAAGCCATAAAAACAAGATAGCGGATTTCTGGCCAAGCACTGGCAAGTGGATTGTCCGTGGTAATTCTCAATATCAACGCGGTGTATTCAAATTAATTACAGAAATAAAGAAGGAATCCAAATGACCAACCTAGTAAACAATGAACAAGGGGCTTAACGCCCCATCATTGCATTGCTCACTTTTAGCTGCTGGTCAATTAGCTCGCCTTGAGTTTTAACCTGCGTATTTTCAATGGATACGCCAGCCTTAGCAGCATCAATCTTAACCTTCTCACGGTCAGTCATAGCTTTGAATTCATCAATGCGAATTTTCTGAGCGTCATTAACTTCATTCTGTATAGCTGCTTGACCTTCCATCATTCGGGCCTGTGCTTCTGCTTGAGCCAGCATAACTTGTGGGTTTTGTTGGTTCTGCTGAGCTGCTTGCATTTGCTGCATGGTGCGCTGTGCGAATTGGCGTTCTTCATCGTTTTTAAGATCAGGGTCGATACCTTCCATCATCATAATCTTGATCTCGTTAAATCGTGCCATCTTGCGAGCTGCCGCCATACCTTCGCCAGTAGTTGACTGAATAGCAGACATAAGAACAATCTGCCCTTGTGGTGTGCTTGTGTCAGTATATTGAAGCAATTCCTTAGCGCCTGCTAAGTCTGCTTCTTTCTGCGACTTATGAGACTCGCCTACCTTAACGGTAACATCATACTTGCCGCGTGCAGCGTTCCTATATGGGCCAAAACCTTCATCAGTAACAGCATACTCTAAAGTCTTAACCTGACTATATGAGCCATCAGGGCCTTGGATGCGTAAAGTCTTTGAGCCTGAGAAGTAAACCATCTGCGCCGCTGGAATCCATACTTTGCACAATGCCTTGATGGTTTGAACTGCATTCTGGAATAAAGGCTGGAATGCATCATCTTGACGCTCATTGACCTGCTGGATAGCTGCGGCTGCTGTATTGCTTGGCAGTGTGCTTTGTCCTGTGCCGGATTGCTCTGCCATGTTCTGCTGTAGGTATTGAAGGCCACTAGCCAAGCCTGAGCCTATTTGCGGCGGCTTATGCGTACCAATAGGGCCAACATGTGTGATATTGCCGTTAGTATCCCTGATAGGGTCAGATAATAGGTAAGCAGGATTTTCTAAATCTTTATTTGCATGGAAGGGCGCATGTCGATTGATCTGTTCTGGCGTATATTCTGGAATCTCTTTCTGACTCTGCGCCATGATTTCCATAAGAGCACCAAAACCCATGTTTTCAAAGCGCTGACTATCACGCTGGCGGCATACTTCACCGCAATAGTACTCAATGCCATTAATAACAGTGTGATAACCATACTGAGGGATGATAGGAATAGACTTAAACGGTGTCTTTGATGGCTTGATTAAGAATTTATCACCTGAGATTAAAGCATACTCAACAAATTTAACCTTGCGTTGTGATTGCTCATACTCGAATGCTTCACGTAGTCCTGATAATTCCTCACGGGTAACGCGATTGCCTAGCTGGTCTTTAATGCCATCGCCAGTAGTGATGACAAGATCAATACCTTCTTCTGTGAACTTATACTCAGTTAAGGTCTTTTCGATAACCTCATAATAGTGAGCTACATAAACATCCTTTATGCTATCAGTCTTCCAATCAAATAGACCGCTATCAGTGGCATCAGGGAATGACGAAAAATCTACACCGTATGTTTCTTCTGTTTCTTTGCGATTAACTCGCACAAGGTGCCACGCCTGTTTAGCGTCTTGCTTATCTTTACGAATAGCTCCAGCGCTAAATACAACCGAACTAGGGGCCGAGTAGATAGGCTCAATACATAAGTATTGATTTTCCGGTTTAGGGTCTTCCTCGTCTTCATACTTGGCTACTAACTTAACAGCACCAAAGCCGCCAAAGAACGCCTCGTCTGCTGCATTGTTTAGCGCTTCAATGCCATCCGACATATTGAAATCATTACGCCAGCGACCTTGTAATAAGTCTGCGTCTTCATCCGTTGCAATATCACTGGCACTAGCAATACGCGCATTCATTTCCATGCGCTGATACTGACCAAGCAAGCGGTTTATATTCTTGAATAGCTTATTGTTTTCAGGCTTAGGCTTATTGGCAAATTGCTCAGCGTCACTGCCAGCCCATTGAGCACCAGCAATCTTGGCAAACTGGTTATCCTTGAGGCACTGCTCATTGACATCATTGCTTGAGCCTAGAGCCTCTCTAAAATCTATTAAGATTTCTTGTGTGTCTTTCATTTGTTCACCAATGATTCCTAGAGCCTATATGTAGGTGGCTTATATCCTGTATCACAGTCTGTTTTATATGAATTCTTTC